CTACCAAACTTAAAATTATCTACATATTGGGGAATTCGTTTTACAAAATCAAAGGACATCTCATCTACATCTGATCCAACCAATCCTGGATAGTTTTCAATATTATTAGAGGCACTGAGGGCTAACACATGCGAATGATCAAGCCCGTCAGCTGTCGCAAAATGTTCAGAAGGTCTATTAAGCACGGCTGTACCTGACTCAGCAGGTAGAGGCTTAGACCAACCAAATAAATTTGCTACTCCCAAAGCTGCTCCGGCTAAGCCGTTCACAACTTGGGAGCCTGCTCCAATAATTCGATTACTAAATCCAGTTATGGCTTCTTGCGCTCTTGTCTTTTTCACCGTTTGGGGACTTGCCTGGGTCGGGGCGGATCCTGAATTTCCTACTTTTCCTGATTGTTGTTTTGCCTGGGATCCATATTTTGCTGATGTGGGTGCTCCTAGAACTATATCTTCATATTTTGCCCACAACAGACAATTTAAACCGGGGTCAGTGGGTTCTGCTACATTAAGGGGACTATATACTAAAATCTGAACTTCTGCCCAATCGAATATATTTTCTATTAAATCATATGAATTATAAGGGGAAATAAAGGGAATCCTAAGTAAAACCTCTGTCTGTTTCGAAATATCTATTTGTACGTGATTTACGGCTTGTGCGGTGGTTATGCTCTTGAAGATGAAGTCCTTCCTCCCACCCAATAGGGTTGGCATAGGGACTGCTACCATCATGAGACGACCGCACTGAAAGGGTTGGCTGTTGATTTCTAATCGGAGGACACACGTTCCTCTGAAGCTGGTGAAACCGTCCAGTTTGTCTTTCAGCATACTTGTCATCGTACCGGTGGGAATTCGAAGCGAGTTGTTTTGCAGCGAAGGAAGAATATTCTGGGGCCTGGAAGCACTCGGCGACCACGTAAACGAGGAAACCAATTGCTCCCTTCCTAAAAAAGAGATTACTGAATGAGTCCGCTCATCAGTATGTTGTAGGGTATCTCTCATAGGAAGGGGTACTTCTCCTGGGACATGCTCGGGTAAGACTGCCAAATCTGCTTCAAACGTTGTTATCTGGACTTGTTCCTGGGCGTTTTGCGGGGTCGGGGCGCCATCCTCATTACTGAGGCTGCCACCCAATGTATTATCTGATCTATTACTAGGGTTATTATCATTAAATCTTGACGCAAGTCTATTATTTAATTTCTATTGACGACTTAATCTTCTAGAAACGAGAGAGGGGCTCTGGATTTTTATGGGGCTGCCACGATGCATCCTAAGCAGTAAAGTTAAATAACTAACATCCTTATCGAAATAGCACTACATTCTTATTTTTACCTCTCTGTTGGCCTAAAAATGCAAGATCACATTTCGAAGCTTTGAGAGAGACAGGCCACACGTGCGTCTAAATGTTCTTTATAACACGTATAATGACCAAGTCTCTCTCCCTCTCTTATTAGTATAGGTTGATAAATATTCCATATTTCGTCATCGTGAAGGGCTAACTCTTTGATTGCCCATTCAAGGTTATCTATTGTTTGGAGCTTTTTATCAGGGCATCTATGCAACCACATGGGAGTTTCCAATATGGTATCTAATGAGAGAGGCGCAAACCATTTTCCAACTTTATCATCCCACCGAAAACCACGTTTAAGATATGAAATCTCTGTGATTTTCCGTGAGGGGGTCGTAGCCGTAGCATCCTTATCTTCCATAGTGTAACTTAAACCTATTGTCTTAAATAATTCAGGGATAGTTAATTGATTAAATACTTCTAATACGCTAGGGGGAATTGATACGATGTGGTCATCACCATAAGCAACTATTCCGCATAATTGATAAAACGATCTTGCTGACGCATAGCTCATTGAAAAAGCTACTTGCCATATACACAAGAACGATATATTAACAAAAATACTATTAATAATTGCTGTAAGGTAATGTCCACTAGGTAATGAATGGGTCCATTGATATACTTCCTTTCCAGTTATATGAATCGAGTTAAAGAGTGATACAAGTAACACTCTCATCACTTTAACATCTTCCGGTGTCGATCCACAAAACCTTCTAGAAAGTTCTATCAACACTTCTCCGGAGGCTTCTAATAATCTCTGATGTTGTGAGGCATCAAAGCCTTCAAAGTCTCCTGCTACCATCTGATCTGATTTTCGCATTAAGGAACGAGCAATTTCGTCCCAATCTTGCGAATATGGATTAGTTCCTACTGATATATGACACCAATTCCTATTCTTTTGTAAAAGGGCAACTATCGGGTTAAAATATTGTTTACAAGCTATTAAGTAATCTATAGGGCCTGCCGCAAAAAGGCGTGTTTTATGTGCCTTATGTACGGGCTTTCGTTCGTCTTTTAAAGTATCCATGAAGATATGATCGAGAACAATTCCTTGCTTCGCATTTTCTATTATTTGATTAACTCTTAATTTCAAATGCTGACATTGTCTTGAACTTAAATCATATTCTTCGCCGTTTCCAAAGAA